TCATCCTGTCCGTGCTTGGAATCACGGCGGTCATCCTTATCCTCATCGGTGTGGTCAAAGGCATCATCGACGCCATCAACCATTCGGGACACCACGATGAAAAGTAGCGTATCCGAATGGCTTGACGGCGACGCTTGGGCCGACATCGAGCAGATGCGCCAGCCCAAGCCCATGCCACCCGCCAAGAAAAAGAAGACCATCACCCGATACGAGGATATGGCGCCGGAAAAGGTGGAGCATAAGCGGAAGCTCAAAAAGAAGTGGATGAACGAGAACCACGAGAAGATGCTCGACTATTGGGTGCGATACCGGCGACAGCATCGAGAGGAAAGCCGGGACGCATGCCGCAAATGGCAGGAGAAATTCAAGGCCGAACATGGCGTATGCTATCAGACTTGGCGCAGATGGCGTGAAACGCCCGAAGGACGCGAGCGCATAGCCGCATGGGAGGCCGAACACGGGAAGGAAACACAGTGAGGGCTTTCATCTTCGACGAGGCAGGAACGGGAAAGACGAAGCGCAGCATGGACCTGCTGGACGATGCGGAGCATATTCTCGTCATCTGTCCGGCAAGCGTCGTGAAGACCGCGTGGCTTCCGCAAATCAGCCAATGGTCTCACGGCAAGGCTTTGACCATCGAAGACTACCGCAAGCATGGTTGGCTGGAAGACCATCGTTTCCTCGTGGTGTCTTACAATATGGCCGCTAAGCTGGGTGAGGTGCCGGACGGTTTCAGTCTCATCGTGGATGAAAGCCATATGGTGAAGAATCCTAGGAGTGGACGTTCCAAAGTCGTGAAGGGCATCAGCGACCTTGCCAAGGACGTGCTGATGCTGACCGGCACGCCCGCTCCGAAGGATTTGGAAGACCTGTACGGTCAGACCGTGGTCATGTATCCGCGCGCCAAGGACAGGACGGCCCTGTTGGGCGATTCTTGGCGCACTCTAGGGGCTTTCAGGACGCGATACGGTAAACCATACACGATGAGCGTGCAAGGGCGTACAGTGGTCAAATACACGTACTCCAAGCCCATGGTCGCCGAAGCGTGCCGACAACTACAGAAGCTCGTGTTGGACATCCGACGCGGCGGCAACCCGCTGCCACAAGTCGAATGGCTCCCGTCACCGAAAACCGAACAGGAAGACATGGCGCTCGAACAGTGGACGAACACCCACCAATTGGCCGAAGACGTGTACGCGGCAAGCGCGAGCGCCGCAGCCGTCAAACTCGCCCAACTCGACGATGGTTTCGCCTACAAGACCGAAGACCGGGCAGAATCCTACTGGTTCGGCGTGTCCAAAATCAAAACGGTATACGATGAAGCCAAGAGACGCGAAGACCCCACGCCACTGCTCGTATGGACGCGGTTCAAAGCGGTAAGAGACGAAATCTACCGGACTTGGACGCCATGCACGGACGCGAAGACATTCCTCGCCATGACCGACCAAGAACGGGCAGGATACCGGCTCATCGTCGCCAATCCGCAATCCATGGGCACCGGCGTGGATGGCCTACAGCATCTCATAAAAGACCAGATATGGCTCGACCTCCCGTGGACATACGCCGACTGGGAGCAGGCCAACAGACGGCTGGTGCGACGCGGCAGTCCATATCAAGGACGGCAGCGCATACTCGTACCGGACACGCCATGGAACCGCAAGGTCATGGACGTGATAGAAGGAAGGAAAACCCTCGATGACATCATCAAGGAAAAACAATTGGGATGAGGTGATGGAAGGCGTCAACAAGGCGATTCCATCCGACTATCACGGGCCGAAAACCCTGAGCGACATCCTCATCGACCCGCCGATTGTGAAAACCACAAACACCCCGACAGGCATCTACACGCGCATCGCCGACAACTTCGTCCGTGTGAACGACATGCTCAACGGTGAGAAAGCCAAGGAATACGGCAATCCGCGCACCATGTTCCAAAACATTTCCAAACGGTGGTTCGGCTGCGACGATGCTGAAGTGGACGTGGCAATCATGATGGCCGAACTGAAAATCGAACGCATCAAGTACGACCTTAAAAAAGAAGACTCGTATCTGGACGCCATCGCCTACCTCGTAATGGCATTGTCGTTCATGCAGGAAGGAGAAGAGAATGACCAGCGATAACCGCAATGTGACGAGGCTGAAAGTAGGCCGCGAAGAATGGCAGAAGATAGAGTCCGGGGAGACAAGCTTCATCCTCCGCGAATCTCTGTCGCCATATGAGACGGTGGCTTTCATATTCACCGACGCCTTCACAGGAACGCATCTCGGCAACGCCATCATCCTTGAAGAAACCCCGTTCGGCGACTATGAGGCCAGCCCTTGGACGTGGAGCATGTTCGCCAAGCTGACCGGCTTGACCGTGCAGGAACTCAAAGAACGGTTCCCAGCAGAAGCGAATATGGAAAACCCATCCGCATGCGCAATGTACCTGTATGAAATCAACCCGATAAGCGACAAAGAACTGTTGCAGCGCCTTTGCGACGAGTAAGGAGAGAAAAATGCTGAACGACATCACCATCGAACAGTGCGTGGACCATCAAGACCTCATCCTGCCATACACGGAAAAACAGTTGAACCCCAACTCGTATGACGTGACCTTGCAGGACACCATAATCGTCTACGCCAAGGATATGGAAGACGGTTACGCGGACGGCGGCGACCACACGCTGCACGGCGTATACACCAAACCCGTCAAAATCGACGATTGCTACATGCTACAGCCCGGACAGTTCGTGCTAGGTGCCACCGTGGAGAAAATCAGCCTCCCGGACAACATGATGGCACGATTCGACGGGAAAAGCAGCCTTGGCCGACTCGGACTCTGCACGCACGTGACCGCAGGCTTCATCGACGCCGGATTCATCGGAACCATCACCGTCGAACTGAAAAACGAGAACAGTTTCCCTATCATGCTGACACCCGGCATGCGAATCGGACAGGTGTCGTTCGAATACTTGAACGATGCGGCCGTGAAACCATACGGCATGGTCGGCCACTATCAGCATCAGAAGGCTCCGCAGCCCGCGGTGGAGGTGTGATATGAAATCACCCAGACAGTGCCTCGACTGCGGTCGAGACATGACATTAGAGGAATGGTATCCCGAAATGCTGTGCGAAACCTGCAAGCAGGAAATCGATTCAGCGTTGACGGACGAAGACAGACAGGAAGGATTGGAGTATCCCGATGAGTGTTATTAGAAAACTAGCACACCTCGACCCGAAACTATGCAAGCATTGCCTAAAAAAACTCACCACGAAAGAAATGTACCTGCTCAACGGGTACTGTACGAAATGTTGGAGGTTGCGCGGTGGCGATTGAACAAGACTGGCGTGACAGCCGCAAATACTATCTAAGCCCCGAACAGGAAAGCGCCGTGAAAATGCGAAGCATCGCACGGTACGGCGCCGACACGCAAACCACCGTCTGCATGGAGGAATTCGCCGAACTCATTCAGGCAATCAGCAAGCTCAAACGCTTCAATCCCGAAGACCCGACCAATATGGTCGGCCGAAACGAGCTTATCGAAAACCTGTATGAGGAGATGGCCGACGCGCTGATATGCTTCGACCTGCTGGTCGAAATCTACGGGTTGAAATCATCCGACTTGCGGCGCATGATAGACCACAAGGTGTGGCGTATGAAGCGGAAGATGGAAGCGCAAGGAGAGAAGTTCTGATATGGAAATCCTGAAGCTCATCATCTGCAACGCCGCTCTGCTGGGATTCGTCGCGGCCATCATGTGGGCGTGCGACGCGTGGGACACGCGCGTCTTCACCGTATACGTGGCTACGGCAGTCGTAGCCGACGTGATGTGCGTACTGTTAGATGATTAAAGAGAAAGCCCCCGCATGAACCGTGCGGGGGCTGAGGAGAAACCAAAGGAGGGCTGCTGGAAAAACTTCCAACAGTCCTCATTGTATCAGGCTAACGGCACATTGTCAAATACCAGTCATTGCCGGACTCAGTGCCAATGGCGACATACCTCGGCTGGCCCGAAGAAGCGCCGACATAACGACCCCACAGGAAGCCGTCAGCATAAGCACCCCAACCATCCAGCACGACCTTCTCGCCGCGACTGTAACTTGCCACAACCTGCCCCTTCAGCGACGGTTCGGTGCGCACGTTCAATGCGTCGACCGTAACCTCATACGTGGTTGCAACCACGGCAGGAGACGGGTCAACCACCGGCACCGGAGCCGGATTCACGGGAGTGTTCGCGCCGACACACGCATACCTGTCCCAAGCGGCCTTATCGCCAGCGAAATAGTTCAAATCAAGCGAACCGGCATAGCCTCCGATATGGCCGTTCGACGTGTACTGACGCATTGGATACGCCACATACGACCAAATGGAATCGGCATCCTGCCAGCCGACCGCATCCATGGAAGCATAGCACGCCTCCCAAATGCCGCAATCATGCTTGGCGCAAATATCCTTGATGAACGGGATTTCGGAACGCTGCGCATACACGAGCGGCTTCACACCGGTCAGTCGGATGTACTGGTAAAGGAACTCGTCAAGATAGGCACGATTGCCCCAAGCGGCGTTATCGTCCGCCTCCCAGTCAACGGCTGGTACGAACTTGCCAAGATAACCCTTGGTATGTTCGGCGAAGAAATACGCCTCCTCCGAAGCGCCGACGCCACGAATATAATGCATGTATCCGACCGCAAGACCACGCTTGGCTGCGGCCTGAATCTTCGCGTCCGCGCCTGTCCACACGGAATTCACCAGACCATGGTCGTTCGAACATTCGCCCGCGCCCCAAGTACACTGGACTACCACGCCATCGGCGTCAATCTTGGAAACGTCAATGTCGGCCTTCCAATTGCTAATATCCACAATCCTCATTATTTCGAAACCTCCGTATCTGCGATATGCTTGCCAGTTACCTTCGCCTTATCGGACATCACGAAGGATGCCGGGCTGATTGAATCGGTCTTGCCGCTCGACGCCACGCACGTCAGCACGCTGGCAATGGCGGCGACCAAGGCGATGCCGCAGACGTTCAGCCAATCCACTTGGAACAGGCCGGCGCCGCCGACCACGCCAGCCGACAATGCGGCTTGACATGCGGTGCGGATTGCACGCTCAAACGTGTCAACCCAAAAATCCTTGGTGAACAACATTCACTGCTCCTTACTGTTGATGTCTACCAACGGTTCTATTGTACTCCTTAAACCGTCAGGAAGTCTTGGCTTCGGATACTGTTTCAGAAACCCCGGGTCGAGAACGTTGCAGAGTTCGCCAAGCCAATGACCAATCGCCCTAATGTAGGAGGTTTTCAAATCGTCCTGATAGCGGAGTTCGTCGCGTTCCTGAATGAATTCGGCAAGCTTCTCGTCCTGCCGGTCGATTTCCCGCTGCATGTTCAATTGGGCTTCCGAAAGCCGCCTGTAGGCTTCGCTCAGGTCGCCGCGTCTGTTTTGCGCCCAAGTGACCGCTGCGACCACGATGGCGCAAAATCCGGTCACTAGGGCGACGATGATGTCAGTGCTCATGTGACACCATTTTAGCTGATAATTGCGATTATGTCAGAAAAGGCGATAAGTGGCGCGGATGGAACATGCCGTGGCGTGACATTCACCTCGGTGCGAACAAGGTGCATATGTGGGCTTCTGGCGGTACGGGAAACATCGACCTGCTGACCGCGAACATCAATCTGACCGGCTGGGGTTCGAAGGTGGTTGTCGGGCAGGTGAATAACACCGCATTCTATCCGGTAAACTCCGAAGGCGTCTATGTGCCAACGAGAGACAGCTATTCTCCGACCGTTGCAGGCGTTGCAGACAACGGCAACGTGTACATCGAATATGCTGGTGGCTCTTCAGGGTCTCGCACCGCTTCTACCATTTTCACCTACAATATCGGCTAAGCCCTCCAATTGGACTACGCCAGCTGGTAGGAGAAACTGCCGGAAACCCACTCTCCTTTCACGAAGTCACGGTTCACGGTCGGACGGATGTTGATACTGTTGTTGATGATTTGCAGCACCACATCCTTGTTTGATGTGGCGGTATTCAGGTCGATGCCTTTCGCCTTAAGAGAGTCCGGGAAGTCGAGTACGCGCGAAGAATCCCAAGCTTTTGCGTTACGCCAATCTCCGGCGCGATTGACCCAGAAGAACCCGTTCGCAATGCCGTTGTGGACGGCGCCGCGAATCTGCGCAACATCCCATCCGGCAGTGTTCTTGTTGAGAAGGTTGCTCTCCGTAAAGAATCCTTCGAACTTCCACTTATCGCCTTTTCTGATATAATCGCAATTATCGGCCACATTATGCAACAACGTACCGTCAGGCACTTTGGTCAAGGCGTCACGCTGGGCGGAAGTCTGCACACGCAGCATGTCACCCTTCATGGCCGCACCAATATACGTCTGCGTGATGACCACGCCAGCAGCGGCCGTGTTCGACACGCCAGCCGGAAGCAGCACCTGAGCCAAAGCCAAAGCGCCATCCGGAACACTGGGCGCCACAGGCGTCGCGGCGGCAACGCCTTGCATAACTCCGAACACAGGAAAATCCGAATCGTCCGACATTGGCGGGCGCCTCTCATGCTGCTTCACATACACCACGTCGATACGCGAATTAGCGGACGGGGCAGCATTCAACGGCACTTTCACATTGCCATCGTTCTGGATAAGCAACGCGCCGTAACGGTTCAGCACCGCGTTGAACGGATGCACCGTCACACCCATGGAATTGCTGTTGCCGGTCACGAGATCATCCTGCGAACGGTCAAGAATACCGGCAATCGGAAGCATCGTGGTCTTATCGCAGACAAACAGGCCGCTCATGTCACGGCGCGCATCTAGAAACGACGCATTACCGGACACCGCGAAGATACTATTCCTCAACGCCATTATCAATCTTTCCTTCCAACGCTTTCAAACGTTCCTCAAGCCGGTCGATACGGTCATGGGCGAGATGTGCCTCATGTATGGCCCACACGCCCAGCATCGGATAGTTGATGCCAACAGGCTCGTAATCATCATTATACTCGACGAACAGCCCCAAGCCGTTATCGTCCAACTCTTCGGCAATCATGCCAACATGGATGGTCGCACTATCGCCGTTCCGGTTCACATCGTCGATGAAACGGTAGAGCATCCAATCAACGGAACGCATCTGCTCCAACGTAATGTCCGGCTCGATGAAATCCTGCTTCACCTTGCGGCTGGACTGCGACGTGCCCATCGTGCCGTCCGACAACGCCCACACCGCACGCCACGGGCCGACCGTGAACAGATTGCTGTAGGCGTTCGTCGTATGCGTGCCACCACGGTCGGTAGACAGCACACCCCAATTCCAAGCATTGCACTTCTGGTCGATGGTCGCCCGGTCGTACGAGTTCCGGCTGATGGATGCGGCCACAGTCTGGTCGATGTTCGCACTGATATCCAACACCTTCTGAATCGCCTGAGTCAACTGCGAGCCGGAAGGCTTCTCCAATTCGCGTAGGCGCCGACCATACTCGTTCAACGTGGATACGAGCTTGTTGGTCGCCTGAGCCGGATTCTTCACGTCGATAGTATCCACGTCATCCGCCGCTAAGGGGGTGCCGTCAGCAGACTCGCCCTGATGCACTACGATTTCCATTATTCCACCGTCACTTTCACACCGTCGAACACGTCACCAAGGGTGAACGTAATCCAATTCGAGCTTTCATCGGCTTTGATGCCGGTGATGCGCCGCGTATGCGCGCCGTCCACATAATACCAGTCGCCCTTCGTCGTGAACCTGATATAATCGCCAACCGTATAGTTGGCGAGCGTCTGATTCACCGAATGCAGGTATCCACGATGCACTTTCGCCTCAGTGGACGATACCGGCTGCCAGTAGACGGCTGCGGCCTCGTTCGCATACGCCTGAAGCGTGTTCTGTCGCTTCACGGTCGAATGGCTGGAATCCACGCTCTCCCAAATCGGCGCTCCCGCATTTTCCAGAACATCCGTGTAGGCGGACACGACGAGCGTCGTGTCGTCGGATTTACCGGACGTGAACCATTGCAGCGAGGCGAGCTTGTCGCCATCATCCGTTGCTGACAGGGATGCGATGCCCGGTTGCAGCGCCGAAGCGCTGAAATAGTGGGTTTCGCCGCCAAGCAGCGGATGGCCGGTCTTCATATGCCACTCATACCCCAATCCGTCGGCCGTGCGCATTGGGAAGAATCCGATGTCGCAACCGTTCTGGTAGTTCGTGATGTTCGTCAAAACTTCGCCGACGTAGTTCAAATCGACCGCCTGATAGTTCGCTTCGGACTTGCCGACCTCCGCTGTCTCCAACACGACCGGCACGCTGCTGTGGGGCCAGCTCATGGCCTGTTCGACGAGATTGCGTGCGACCGTATTCCATGTGACGTTCTTATAGTGCGTGTCGTATTGGGTGTCCGGCGAGCCATCCGACTTGATAAGGCTTTTGCCCATCGCCTTCGCCGGAAGAATCGTCCGATGGTCAAAATACGTCCACATGCCGGACGCAACCAAGGTAAGAATGCCAGAGTCGGCGTCATAGTCTCGACGCATGAGCACTCCTCCGACCGTCAGCCCATCATCCTCGGCGACCATGACGGTCTTGCCGATGGCGGCGGTGTTCCTCAAATCCAACAGTCGCGCATCGTTCGCAATATATTGGACGCGCGTATCGCCGGACGAAGCGTAGATGGGCACTTTGACGGTGAGCGAGTCAGTGTCGTTCAGTTTCATCTCCCATTCCGCCGACGTGTGCGGCAGAGGGATGATGCGGCGCCCAGTCAACAAATCCGCGAGATAGATTTTCACCGCCAAGCCTCCTTCCATTCGACCGTCATAGTCGGCTCTCCCGACTGCACGCCCAACGGCGTGAACTGTATCGTCGCGTCGCCCGAAGGACGGAACCAATTCTCCTCGGTGAGGAACATGCTCAAATCCGACTGGTTCTGAAACAGGACTCGCTCATCGTCGAAGTCGAACACCATCGTCTCGTCGGGGTTGATTTGACGGTGGAATTCGACCGCTTCGCCTGTTTCGATGCAGTGGATGCGCACGCCTTCGGAGAGTCCGCCTCTGATTTTCACGACAAGATGCGTCGGTGCGAAACCGCTTCCGGTGATGGCTACACGTCCCGGATTGCCGACTTCGCCTTCGGACAATGGGTCGAGCAGTGGGTCAGTGATGCCTTCGCCGTCAGTCGGCACGCCGACCGTCTGCGAGCGCAAAGGCCCATACAGGTAGGGGGATGGCGCGAGTAATCCAATCTGGAACGCGGCCTTCCCACGATACCGGTATTCGTCAACGGTCATCGACCTGAGTTCCGCATCGCATGACAATGTGACGCCAGCGCCCTTCTGCACGGTGACTGGAACCAAACGTCCGGCCATGCCGCGGAGACGGCGCATCATCTCGTCCGTATCTTCGACCGTACTGGTCGCATAGTATCCGTTGATGGTGATGGTGCGCCCATCATAGTATGTGGTGCCGGGAACGGCGTTGCCGTCAGCCCTAGGCCAAGCATCCTGTTCGGTCTTGGCTGACGGCAAATCGTCGAAACCGCTTATGGACACCAGTGTGAAATCGTGTCCGGCGTCGCCGTAAAGCGTGATGTCACCCACTGTGACGGTTATCGTGCTCAAGGTCTGACACTTCCAATCATCTCATTGTTCAACGCGTATCCGAATCGGCGGGCCACGAGTTCCACGTCGCTCAACGGGCTTGCCACCACATTGTCGATGTGGACGCCGCCAGCATACCGCTGGTCGCCAGCCGACACCATTCCAGTATAGTCTTTAAGCTGCGGCGCCGACACCATGCCAAGACCGCTGGCGTCAATCTGGTCGAAATCCAAGGAGCCGAGCACGCCGTCGACCTGCCCGCGCACGAACGCGCCTTGGGCGCCGATGGCCTTGCCGAAGTCGCGCATAAGATGCTCGCCTGACACGCTGGTATAGCCGGAGCCGGAGAACGGGCCGACCTTAGCAGGGGAGAACGGGAAGAAGTCTCGAACCTTCTGCAACGCGCCCTTCACCGCGCTTTTCACGCTTTCGACCGCGTTGAGGATACCCTGTTTGAAACCGTTCATCAACGCGGCGCCGGAATTGACCAGCCACGAGCCAGCGCCGGCGAACAGGCCCGTGATTTGACCCGGAATGCCTCTGATAAAGCCGAGGATACGACCACCCAATCCGGCGAACGGTCGGGCGATGTTTCCGATAATCGCGGGAACCGCGCCAACAACAGCCATGAAAATGCTCGGGAAGTTCGCGGCGATGCTAGTCACCACGCTAATGAAGGCGCCCAGCAGCGTTGGCAGGCCGTTGACGATGCCGGTCGCCAAACCACCGATGATTGCCGGAAGCTGGTTGATGATGGCTACGGCGATGCCCGGCAATGCGGCGGCCAGCGACGTTATCACACTGGTAATCGCTGACATCAATGAGGGAATCAGCGTCGGCAGCGCGGAGGCGATGCTCTGTCCGATGGACGGGAGCGCGGCCACCACGGTGGCTCCCAGCGTTTGGAGGCCGGAAGCCAGTGATGCGCCGAATCCGCTGATGAATCCGGCGATGGCACCACTATTGTCGCTGATGGCGCTGAACGCGGCCTGAACGCCAGCCACCAACGCCTGACCAAGCGAGGTCATGAGCGACGGAATCTGCGCCGCCATCGTAGCGAACAGCGTGCCGAACGCTTCCAGCATCGGCTGGCCGTAGGTGGCGATGAAGCCGGGCAGCTGGGCGAACATGTCGGAGAACGCTTGGGTGATTTGCGGCAATATCGTCGTCAGTGCGGGTGCGAGCGTCTGCCCAACGCTCATGAGCGCGTTGGCGATGCCCGGCAATGCCGCGGTGACGCTCGCCACCATCTGTGGGAGGGCGGCGGCGAACGCGCTCGCCATTGCTGGCAGCTTCGTCTGGATGCCGGTAAGCGTATTGTCGAGGCTTTTCTGCCATTCGTCGAACTTGCCTGTCATCTGGGACGGGTCGAGTTTGAACAGTGTCTGAAATCCGGTGGTCAGGCCGGTGAATATCGCGCCGGTCACGCCCAGCTGGGATGCGATGCCGCCAATCTTGCCGATTGCCGCACCGACTCCATTCACGGCCACGCCAAAGCCCTTCAACGCGCCGGAAGACACCTTCAACGCGGCGGAGCCGATGGTGGCGAAGGCCGCTTTTCCAGCGGACGCCAACGGGCTGAACCGTCCGGCAAGACGCGACACGGCGCCACCGACCGTGGCGGACAGTCCGGCGCTGACCGTCTTCGCTGCTGAAGTTAACGGCGCGAACGGATTCTGCCCTTTGAACGAGCCGAAAACCTTTTCAGCAAGACCATTGAACGGAGCCGACAACGCGGATGCCGCTTCGGAGCCGAACGACTTGAGCGCGCCCTTGACGGATGAAAGCCCATTGCCTACCGCCGAGCCAAGCTTGGACATGGTGTCGCCAATGCCGGTCACGTCCAGCATTTCGTCGAACGCCGCCTTGAACTCGGACGCCTTGCCCTTCACGTTTTCGACCATGGAGAGCACGCCGGATTCGACATCAGCTCGCATGGCTTCCATCTTCGTCTTGACGGATGCGGCGGCGTTCGAGAAGGCTTCGGCGAAAATCTCCTTGACCGGCGCCCACTGCTGCGCCGTGTTCGCGGCATAGTTGGCTAATCCGGCCTTCAGATTGCCGAACGTCTGCATGATGCTGTCGGACGCGGACACGGCCGAACCAACCAATGGAAGGAACATGTCAGGAATCTTGAAGCCGGTAAGCTCCTTGAACTCGCGTCCCACCTGCACGAGCTTGTCACGGTAGATGTCCGCGCTTTGTCCGGCTGTGTCCAACGAACGGTAGATGTCCGAATCCACGACGATGGTGTCGGCGGCGGCGCGAATGTCGCGGAACGCTTGGATGAGGGATGGGGCCTTCTTCCGCGCGGCGGCATCAATTTCCGTGCCGAGGGTTTCGAACGCTTTGAGAAACGCTTCGGGAATCGCTTCAGCGTCGGAACCCATCGCGTTCAAACCGCTTTGCAGAAGCTTCACATTGTCGGATACGTACCCGACGCCGTTCAGCAGATTCGACGCGGCCTTCTGGACGATATCGAAACCTGCCGCGCCCTTCTCACCGAAACTGAACGCGTACGACCCCAAGTCTTCGAACGCGACGTTGAACTTGCCGAGCGCGTTCTGCACCCTCGTCGATTCGGACAGCATTTTCGCCATCGCGTCGGACATGGACGCGAGCTTGTCGATGGCCGCAGCTGATGCGGACACGGCGACCCCGAACGCGCTTGTGAAGCCGGAACCAAGTTTGACGAGCGTGTTCTTCACTCCCACCAGCGCGGTTCCGATGAACGGGATGCGGGATGCGAACCGGTCGTTCGTGGCGACCATGAGGGAGAATACGGTGGTGCCGATGACGCCTACGGTGTTCAGCGCGTCGCCGAAGGAGGATAGGAGGTTGGCGTTCTGCGAGTTCAGGCTGATGAGATTCGTCAACGGGCTGAGGAACTGTTCGACCTGCTGCACGTTGAACGCCTTGTTGACGGCTGGCGCAAGCTGGTCTACGAACGTCGAAGCCAACGTCGCTGCCGCGTTCGACAGTGGCACGAATCCAGCGAGCATTTCGCCGAACGTGTCCACCATGCCCGAATTGGAAATGGCGGTCAACGTCTTGCCGAGATTCGCAGACAATGCGGTAGCGGCTTCCGAAGACCTTGCGCCAATCGTGTTCTTGATGCTGTTCCACGCGCGGTCTGCCGTGACAGGCATGGCGGCGAACTGCTTTTCGATGGCGTCGGCGTTCTCCAACACAGTATCATAGAGGGCTTGGCCGCTGATTGAGCCTTCCTTGCCCAACTGTTTCAGGTCGCCTACGGACGCGTTGAGATGCTTGGCGAGCATTCGTGCGATTTGCGGCGAGTTCTCCATGATGGAATTCAACTCATCGCCGTTGACAATGCCCTTGCCCAATGCTTGGGTAATCTGCCGCATGGCACTGGACGCTTCCTGCGTGGACGCGCCCGTGCTAATCATGTTCATGTCGAGCAGTTTGGTGAACTTCGCCGCGTCACCGTAATTGGTCACGACTTCCGGCGCGAGCGTGCGGAGACGTGCCGCGGACTGGATGAAATCGTCCGTGGAGACGCCGACCTTGTTCGCGTATTCCAGCGACGTTTCGAGCGAGTCTTTATAATCTCCGGTGGCGCCTACCGCGTTTTTCAGCATGGCGGTGGTCTGACCCCACTGGTTGCCCATTTCGACAATGTTGGACGTGACGGTTTTGACGGCTTTGCCGACCGATGCTACAGCGGCGATGGCTGCTGCGGCGTTCAGATACTTGCCGAGGTCGAGGTTAGCGAACCCGCTGCCGAAAGCGTTGGCCGAACGCCGACCACTGGAACCGAAGGATGCGAACACGCCGTTAAGCGCGTTTTTCACGCCGCCTTGCAGATTGAGGCTCTTATTGAACGAGCCGGAAAACAGTCTGGACATACCCAAGCCGTTCGAAGCGAAGAGTCGGCTTGTGCCGGATGCCAGTTTGGGCTGGATGGCGGGGGTGAGCACCGCGCCCTTGCTTGCTTTGACAAGTGCGGACTGCAAGCCTTCCAACGATGGGAGTACTTGTATCCATGCGGTCGCGATGCTGCCCTTTGCCATCTGCTATTCCTTTCGGTGAAGACCCAACGCCTTGTCGATGTCTTCAGTGTTCATCGAATCGAGTTCGTAATCATCCTCCTTCTTGGTGTTCTTCCGGTTTTCCGGCAATACGCTTTTCGGCTTCCGCCCCTTGCCGGAGTAGGGGGCGAGCGTTGACTGTTGGATGATGTCGAGCAGTCTGGCCGTCGCTCCGAACATGCCTATGAGTTTCGCCCGTTCCAATATGGTGTATTGTCGTGGACTACCGTATTGGCTTGCGAAATCAGCCAAGATTTGGCTGTCCCACTTGTCCGGGTCTATCGCATAAGTCAGTCTTTCGACTGTGATTCCGTAATTGTCGGCAATTTTCCCGACAAGTATTCCCATGCGTCGATGATGTCATCGTCAACCGCGGTCATAAGCTGCTCGTACTTGGATTCGGTCAGAACGTCCTGCATGAGCTTGTCGATGAGCCATACGGTTTCCACGCTGTCTTCCATGCTGTCGCTGTGGATGGCCTGCTGGAATTTGCGGTTGCGGAGGAGTTTCGCATAGGCGTCCGCCCATCCGTCCTTGAAGTCTTCGATGGTGATGGTGGGTTTGCGTTTTGCCATTGGGTTTCCTTTCGTTGTCTTTCTATACAAGGATACCCCACATGCCGGTCAATCGGTAATGGCATGTGGGGTATTGTTCGGCTGTCACAGCGGGACAAACCCGCTGGTTAGCCAAAGCTGCCGTTTGGACTCTGATTGTCAACAAGCTCTTCCGAATCGTGGGTGGCATCCGAGTTTGGCGAGCCTGCGTAACCGTTTCGAGCGTTGTCGCCATCGCTCGTGTTTTCAACAGTGGATTTCAGACGAACATTGCGCCTTTCGGCAGGGTGGTCAACCTCACCGTTCGTCGTTTTCCCACCTCCTTCAGCCACCGTCGTATCGGCGGCGGCTGTAAGGCGTTGAGTTGGATGGCCTACGCTTTTGGGATGGTGATGTACTGGGTCTGTGCGGGCTGGTCGGCGGTCGGATAGGCGGTGATTGTGAACTCGAAGTTCACGAGAGCCGTATGCACGTGGCTGATGTCGCCGGTGATGAGGAAGGTGGCGTCTGCCATCACGTTACGACGCTTGCGGCCACCCTTCAGCATTTCGTCGATGACGATGACGTGATGCTCGATGTCACCGGCCTGCTCCTTGACGGTGATAGAGCCATCCTTTGTCGAGGATGCCTGTTCGACCGTCACGTTGGCGGAGCCGTAGGCGACCTTAAGCAGGTCTTCGTTCAGGGCTTCGATGCACGTGCCCGTCCACGTCTTGGAGAAGGTTGGGTCGGCCTGTGCGACGGTATCGCCGCCAGCGGCCACAATATCGTCGCCCGGCTCGAACGATGCCGGTTCGGTCAGACCATCTTCGGACAGATAGCCAAGGCCGACGAACGCGCCGTCCAGTTCGGTGGTGGCGTCGGTGGGGATGGCGGTGCCCAGTGGGGCAACCCAAATATAGCCGGACTTGTTGGCACTGGTGCCCGGCTTCGAGAATGTCACGTTTGCGGAAGACTGCTTTGCGCCCATCTCAATTCCTTTCGTTGTTGACGTTTAAATCAGTGGATGGGCGGCGTTGCCGCCGCCCATGTGTGTGGGTGATGTCACTCGGTGGCGTGGGTGATGGCGTAGAACTTGCTGGTTCCGCCGATGAAGCCCCAGCCGATTGCGACTTCGGTGCGGAGCATCACCTTGTTGACTGCGCCCAAGTCGCCTTCGGCGGAGTTGTCCGGGTTGCCGGAGTCGAACACTTCGATGCCGGACAGCGGGATGGCGCCCCAGACGAAACGGTTGGCGAAGTCGCCGATGACCGCATCGAGCACCTTCTTGGTCAGCTGGCCGGAGCCGGTGGCCGCTGCGGTGTCGGACACGGTATTGGAGGCTGCGAGGGTGACGCCACCGAGGTTGACCATGTTGCCAATGAGCGGAACGTCGGCGGCATACTGGGTCGGCGTGCCAATGGTGGTGAGACCGTCACCGATTGCGGCCAAATAAGCGGAGGTGGTGACGCCCTGCGCGGACGCGTCGCCCTGTGCGGCGACCTGACGGACGGCCTGCTTGAACGCGGTGGCCGCTTCCGCTCCGGTGCCCGGCGTGTAGCTGATGTCTCCGGCCTTGTCGAGCACGTAGCCGTTGGTGCGTGCGACGGTGGACGCGGCCTTGGTGGCCGGGTTGACGCCGAAGATGGGGGCGAAGTCGAGGGCGCGGCTGATTGCGCGGTTCACATACGTGCGGTACTGGTCGAGGATTCCGGCCTGATACGGCTGCGCGAGGATGCTCTGAAGCATGGTCTGCGGGGAACCGGCGCGGAAGGTGGCGTCGGTCGGATTGTAGGCGCCGTCAACGCCGAACAGTTGAAGGAACTTCTTCGGGAAACGGTATGAGATGTAGAAGGTGATGGGGTTGATGGTCACGACACCGTTGGTGGCGTCGTTGGAGGACTTCTTCTTTTCGGCTTCGGTTTCGCCGGTGGCGCCTTCGCCGAAGATGCCCATTTCGCCGGAGAAGTCGATGGTCTGCATCTGGGTGCCGATGAGGTCGATTGGGGTGCTGTTGGAAATCTTGGCGATGGCTCCGGCTGCGGGCTGGTTGGAAATCAGCTTGCGGTCAACGAAGCCGGGCTTCAGTTCGATTGTCGCTAGAGACATGACTGCCTTTCGTGGTTGAGGTGGATTGTGTCGGCCTTCTGCATTGCGGCCCCGACTCGGCCTCTACCACGATTGTTTCCGGCTGTGTGCGCCTCGACCCCACGGCCGCCCGTGGGTATGCCCTTGCATTGTTTAACGACTGTGCGGGGCGTTTCAAGTCGGTACATTTTTGGGGAGACGGTCGGTCTTGGCATGGTGAACGAAGCTCTGATTGTCTAATCGACCATCTCCATAGAGATAGCATAACACCCCGTCTGACTTTCGTCAAACGGGGTGTGTGCAAACCAGAATCACAAGAGAGGAGCTACACATTGCTGCGTAACGGTATTTATTCTACCACCTTCTCGTCGCGGTGCGCGTTCGGCGTGTCGCCGGACTTGCTATGTGGTCAGACTTGGCGCGGTTGCATTGCATGTGGGCGGGCACGAGATTGTCCATTCTGTCGCTGCCGCCAGCGGCGCGCGGTATCACATGGTCAGCGGTAAACGACAACGGGTGCGCCGTGTTGCGGCCCCAATAGAACGGCGCGCCGCAATAATAGCAGGGCGCCCCAGTACGCTTGGTGCGTTCGCGCAGGATGGAGCGGTTGCGGTGGTAGAGTCCCGTATCCTTACCCATCAGGCAATCACCTCCCGAACCTTACGTTCCTTCGGACGGTTGACGCCACGATACCATGCGGCGATGCTGACGCCCTTCAAACCCGCAGTGGTTTCGGTCTTGCGAATCGGCGCGAACTTCCACTGGTCATCCGAACCGGACTTGAGTTTCTGCGCGTTCTGCACTTCGGCGGTCAATTGCGGATTGTTCGTATGCTTGAACCGCCCCTCGTTCAGCAGGTCGAGGAATCCTTGCTGCGAGGCGAGGAACTCGGTGCCGGTCAATTGGATGACGTTCAATCCGCGGGGGAGCATGTCCCTTATCGGATTGTTCAATCCTCCGGCGTCCAAGATGAGCGTGGTCTTGCGCGGGCGCGTCTTCAGCTCGTCCGTGACCCACTGCCATGATTCGGTGGTTGGGCGTTCGTCCACGATTTCGCCGATGATGTACGCCCACTTGTCGTAATGCTGCGAGCCGACCGTCACCTCTTCGGTGCTGGCGGCGACGGACAGGGCGAGCGTGCTGGTCGCGGGGTCGAAGGTGAGCGCGTAGACGAGCGTGTCGCGGTCATGTTGGAGGTCGGAGTAGGCGCTGTCCCACAAGTCCATCGGGATTGCCGGAGGAATGCTGTCCGCCCACCACAGGCCCAAGTCTTGGATGCGGAAGTCGATAAGGCCGTCCGCGCCGCCCTGTTTGGCTATCGCCACGTCGGTAAGGAACGCTTCGCGTGGAATCACGTCCGGGTAGAGCGGGTTGGTGAGCGCCCACAACTGCTCGTCTTCGATGTCCGCCGTCTCGTCATCGATGCCATAGCGCACGGCATACGACATATCGTCGTTTTCCGCGTTGTCGAGGAACACATTGAACGTGTCGCCGATGGACGAGGGGAGGAACGGCGTGCCCGTGTAGACTATCATCGCCATGCGGCGCGTCTTCAACGTCTTGGTAATCATCGCCTCGTATTCGGAGCGAAGTTCCTGAGCCTCGTCGAAGATGACCAAATCGAACGTACCGCCCATGCCTGCGGAAGCGCTCTTGCGAGAGCGGAACCGGACGAACGCGCCGTTCCTCAACTGTAGGCGCTCGCGTCCCATGGTGGTGCTGAAATGCGTGACTTCGGCCTTCAGTTCGGGATTCGAATCGATGGCGTCTTTCAAATCCTCCATGATTTTGTTGGCGGCAATCTGCTCGTGCGCGGTGACGAGCACGTTCAGTCCGAGCACGAACAAATAGTAGAGGATTGGGGCGGTGAGGATTTTCGTCTTGCCGTTCTGACGCGGCATATTCAATGCGACACGCTTGTATTTCCAAGTGCCGTCCTTCTTGCGTTGGAAGGCGTTGTTCAGGAATTCGACCTGAAACGGGAGGATTGCGTTGCCGCGTCCCCAGCTAACGTATTCTGCGGCCATGATTGCCACGTCGGACGTGGGGCGGACGTTCGCCCTCCAATTTGGATTCTTCACCAACATGTCATACCACCTGATATTTCTTGAGGACGTCGGCGTCGGCGCCCTTGCCGTAGGCGTCGCCGATGGATGCGATGTCCTGCGCGGTCTGTGGGAACGTGAGTTCGTAATCCAATGTGATGCCCAATGGTTCGAACACGGCGTTCAAATCCTGTTTGATGATGGAGATGCGGCTGACGAAGCTTTCACGGTTCGACACCAACGATTGGGTGGTCGCTCCGAGCGTGTCCAGAATCTGCGCGTCCTGCGGTGGGAGTCCGGTTTCCATCTGGAAGCTCAGCACCGTGTTCTGAAGAAGCGTTTTGAGCTGTCCGTTATCCCATTGGCTGAGTCGTTTGACTTCCGGCCGGACGATGGTGTCGTGGTCGTCGTTGGCGTCGAATTTCGTCCAGTCGGATGGATTCTTGCTCGGGTCGGCTTTGATTACCACGTCGGGGGAGGTGCCTACCACGACTGGTTCTGGCAGCATGAGGTGTTCGATGTTTTTGGAGATGAGTCCTTCGATGACCATTGCGCGCTGCGCCAACAGTACGGCTTGGTCGGTGACTGGCGCGTGGCTGAGGGTGAGGCATCGGAGGTTTTCGTCGATTTCGTCGGCGTTCTCGTCATAGCAGCGTCCGTCCAAGCCTACTGCGGCGACCTTTTCCAACTGTAGGTCTGTGGAGGGGAGGTAGTCGGTGCTGAGCGGGTCGCCGTCCTGCATCAAAAAGTAGGAGTTGACGCCGCCGACCGCTTTGGAGAGGATGCGGGTGAAGCTGCGTTTGCCGACCGCGCTGAAGTTGGTGACGCGCACGCGCATGGCGTATGCGTTCTTAACGAGTTCAACCCATGGGAATGAGATTGCCTGTTCGTCCACGATGGTGAGTGTCATGAGCGTTTCGCTTCCTTCGCTACGAGTTTCTGAAGAGTGGTTTTCGGCGCTTTGGCGGCGGTGGTCTTGCTTTTGTGCGAGTCGACTTTCACCGCTTCGTCGAAGTTTTTGGTCATGGTCATGAGCAGCTGCATGAAACTGATGTAGTTTCTCTGCGCGTTGGCGGCCATGCTCATGTTGTATTCGCGGTCATCGTCATTGGTTTCGGCCCGTCGAGCATACTCTTCCATGTCCGAGTAGGCTTTGTCGATGAGTCCGTTGACCTGTTCCATGCGGCTTGAGAGGGCTTCTTCAGTCTTCCCTGCCATGAATCCTCCTTAACTGTTCGGCCATTTGGCGTCGTTGTTCCCGATACCATCGTACCATTTCGGTTTTCACTGTGGTGCGGCGCGTCGGGCTTTCGTGGTGGTCGATGTTGTTGATGATTGGCGTCATGTGAGGCTGTTCCTTACGTAGATTTTGCAGTCGCATCCGGCGTGTCGCGCCCAGACGCCGTAATGGTTCGCGTCGTATGGGTGCCATATTCCGCACCGTTCGAGACACCATTGGCAGGTTTCGCCTACCGATTCGCGCACGACTTCGGTTGTCGAGTCGATGGCGAACAGGTTGTTTGTCGCCTCCTGCATCGGCTGGACAGCTAGTTCGCGCTTGTATTTGGCGAGGAAGTCCCTGACTGTTTTCTCGGAACGCTGCTGGCTTGTGAGCCAGCCTATTTTCTTGCCGAAGGCGTCGGAGTCGAGTCGTTCTAACCCCAATCCTGCCGATTTTTCCGCGACCTGCTTCCAGATGTCTCCCAAGACCTTACCGGCCAGATGCTTGTCTCCGCTGCTGGCGGCTGCTTGGGCTTGGCGCACCTGTTCGTCGGTGATGATGTCTTTAGCGGCCGGTGAAAGTATTTCCATGAGGTCTTCGACCGACTCCTGTGTGCTCTTCAAGTCAGGTACTCCAACTGGTAGTCGTAGACGGTGGACGTGCGTCCGTCTTTGGTCGGCTGGACGTCGGTGGTGTTGAGCAGCGGGGCGCCCATGATGTCCCACAGGCTCTGGTTGTACCAGTCGGTCAATGCGTCGCCGATTTCGGCGCTGAGCGTGTTGTCGGTTCCGCCTGAGAGTTCGCGTGTCACCACGGTGACGGCGATGTCCAAGTGTCGGATGTATGGGGTGATGTCGGACGCGTTCTGGCGTGTGACGATGATGAGCGGATACTGGCCGGCGTTCTTCACGGTCGGATACTTGTCGTATACGCGCATGTCGAGCCGTTGGGCCAGTCCGTCGATGATGTCGTTGACGATTTCGTTGTCTTTGCTCACAGTCCGAATCCTTTCGTCTTGTGGTATTTGATTTCCGTTCCGGCTCGGCGTGTGCCTTTGAAGCTGCTGAGCGTGCGGTATGTGGTCATGGATGGCGGTTTGCCCCTGTATGAGTCCATTCGCAGCTGCGGCATGATTCGTGATGCGACGCGGCGTGACTCCTGTTGGAATCCCGCCGACTGCATCACGATGTTGGTCGCCGCGTTCGGTGCGGCGACCATGATTTTGGCGCCTTTGAGTCTTGCCATCAGTATTGCACCTGCTTCGCGTTGAAGCTCCATTTGAACGGGTTGAACATCACCCTGTTTTCGGGGTCGATGGGTGGTTTGATGGAGGTGACGTGGTAGGTGTTTCCATAGTATTCGAGTTCGCCGCCGACGATTTCCGGTGGCGTGTCCGGCGTGGTGACGTGGATGGTGAGCGCGTTCACTTCGGTCATGTTGTCGAAGGTGCTCGTGTCTTCGCTTGTGGTGTTCGCGGTCACGATGCCTTTGACGGTGTGTTGGCTGTCGCCGGTGGTGATGGTGATTTCGTGTGTTTTGAGTCCGTAGCGCATCAGAGTTGGAACCTTGCTATGGTGGCGCGTCCGACGCCCAGCTGTTTGAGTTGGTTGCTGGTGAAGAACACGTCGTCCGTGTTGCCTCGCCATTCGCCGGTGAAACTGTAGCCGCCCGCCGTTTGGGTGAATGTTTTGAACGCGCTCAGGTCGGTGTCGCTGTCGGACATGGATTCCTTGCGGCTTACGTCCTGTGCGACGCTGACGCCGATGATGTCAGCGACCATTTGGCGGGTGAGCGGGTCTTCCGTGACCTGCTTGTCCAAGTCGTCGCCTTGGTTGCGGTACATCACGCGTAGCACGTTGGATGCTGCTCCGCGTTTGCGTTCCTCATAATCCACGAGGTCGATGGGCACTTTGTGGCGCAGGTATATCTCGGTGTCTTCGACGGTGGCGAGCGGCTTCAGTTCGTCGGTCAATCCTTTTCCTTCCAGTCGTGCATTGCGAGTCCCAGCTGTAGGATGCGCTCGGCAAAACGTTTTACCAGCTTGTCCTTCTCGTTTTCGTCCAGCTCCGTTGGTGTTGTCACCACTATGTCGTCGTTGAAGATTGAGAGGGTCGCGGGAACGTTTTCGTCACGCATCATCATGCTGAGGATTCGGATGTCACGCATGCGCGGCTCCCATCCAGTCGGGGGTCTTGGTGGCCGGTTCGACGGTCACTGGCGTGACGCGCGTGCGGCTGTTGATGCTTGCCGCGAGCTGCTTTTCGAAGGCGTCGAGCTTATCTTCCTCGGCGGGCAGCAGGTCGGCGCTCAGCCCGTACTGTTCGGCGATGGCGTTGCGCTTCGCCTGCAACAGGCCAAGGCTGATGCCCTTCTCACGGGCCTCATCGACGCGCTTCTCGGTTTCTTCGGCTAGTTTTCGGGCGTCTTCGGCTGCTTTCTGGGCTGCTTCGAGCTTTTCGCGTTCCTTGGCGAGCTTTCGGCTGATGATGGCGTCGAGCTGGGCTTGGGTGATTGTCGGCTCCTGCTGTGTCGAGGCCGCTGCGCTTCCATTCTGGCCTTCAGAGCCTCCCACTCCGGTACCGGTCGCATTCGGGTCTGTTCCTTCCACTAGTCGGATTCGCTTGTTCAAGTGTCGTTTGAAGTTCATACCAGTCTTTCCAATCTTAGCCGCATCGTGAGTTCCACGATGTCCGTAGCAGCATTATACGCCCTGCGCAAGTCCATTCGCGCCTTCAGTGTCTTCGGATTGTCGAAGTCTTCAGGCAGTGCGGAGAGGTGCCGTCCGAGTTCTTCTTGGATTGAGCGGGCTTGGTTCTCAATCGTTTGGATGGGTGCAGTCAAGTCTCATGTCCTTCTTGTAGGTTGCGACCAAGCAGTCGTGTTCGAAACCACCTTCGTCGACGGTCTGAATCGTCGTGTAATGCACTGGCGTGTTCGCGTATTCGCAAAACCATGCGAACGCGAGCATGATGGTAGCCATGATGGCGATTGCTCCGCGTGCGATTGTGAGGAACGTGTCATGCATTCGTGCTCCTTTCCTAGGGTTTTTCCGACGATTGCGCATGCCAGTCCGACGATGCGCGTGTTTCTTATTCTAGTCCGCCCGCCGAACATGATGCGGCCGTCTTCGGCCACATGGCATGCGGCTAGGGTTCGTCCGCATCGCGGGCATTCGTAGACGCATGCCAGTCCGCGTCCGGTGGGGCGGATTGTCACGTCCGCCCCATGCCGCGCGCCGGTGTCGCACAGGCGCCCTATCGGGTCCGTCATGCGGTTTCCTTCACGCTCTGCCAGATGCGTTCGATTTCGGTGTCTCCGAGTCCGCTGACGTGGCCGCGGAGCACGAGTTCGTCGTGGATGTTGGCTTCGTTGTCCTCATGGTTGTGGAGGCGTCCCCAAGCCCACCTGTAGAGCGTGTCGTTGCGGCGTCCTTCGGGCACCGGCGTGAGGTCGGGGCGTCCGTCGCGCGGCGAGCGCTCCTTGGCTGCGGCCGGTTTCGGCATGGGTTTGACGCCGTAGCCATGTCCGACGAGCCAGTTGAGCAGTCCGATTGGCGCCTCCTGCACGTCGGTCTCGTCGCCTACCAGCCGGTAGAAGCCGACGCCTTCGATGTTGGAACCGGCGCCGAGCACGTATCCGCGCCCGTCCACCTTCACGTCCACGGGGATGCCGTCCGCATGGTTGGTGTTCTTGAGCTTGCCTGTCCAGCCTTCTGGAAGCCGGTAGTAGGCGTGGATGCCGCCGTGCGTCGGCGTGTGCACCATGAGGGTGGGTTCGAGCATGGGACGGAGGATGTCGTATCCGTGGCGACTGTGGTCGTCCTTGGGCGCGTCCATGTCGATGATGATGCTGCCGGGTTGCGGGATGACGGCGTACACGTCGCCCGCGCCGATTTCCACGACATCCTCCTGCTTGCCGTTCTTCCAGTTGCGGACGGCTTTCGGATTGGCCGGGTCGGTCGGCTCCTTGTGGAATTTGAAGCCTTCGGGCGCTTTGACGTTGACGATTTCGCCGTCTTCGGTGACACGCCGTTCCATGTCGGTCTGGATTTCGGGCACGGGCAGGTCTTCGAGCAGGGGGAGGCGGGTTTCGTTCAGTTCCTGCTCGTAGCGTTCGCGGTAGGGGGCGAAACGGTCTTCGTCGATGACTACGCGGACGGAGCAGACTTTCCCGTCGATGCGCTTGCTGCGCAGTCCGACGCCGAGCATCTTGTACATGTCGCCGCTGACGTGGCCGGGGTATGGGCAGAGGCGCGTGTCGGCGTAGCCGTTCTCGCAGATTTCGTTGACTATCCACATGGTGCGTTCGTCCAGCTCCTGCTCTGGGTTGTTGAAGCTGATGTCGCGGTGGATGTCGTCGTCCAACGGCTTGTCGGCCCAGAGGATGGCGCTCGCAAGCATGAACGGGGTCATGCCGTACTCGTCGATGAAGTCGGCCAATGGTTGCATCTGCTGCGGGGTTTTGCGGCCGGAGAACATGACGGGCACGAGGCGACGCATGTTGGCGTCGCCGTTGCTGGTCGCCAATGGATGGTTGCTTGCGATGACGAGCGTGGCCTGCGGGCGCACGTTGACGCTGTTGCGGCCGACGCCGCGGGCGTGGATGGTGTCGCCGGTGGCGATGCGTTTGATGATGCCCATGTCCTTGTCGGTGAGCATGTCGCCTTCCTCGTCGTACACCCAGTAGCGGCCGTCGAGTTTCAACGCCTCGTTGCCGCTTTCGAACACGCTGGGAGAGTTGAGGGCTTTGATGCCGATGCCGCTGGCCTTGTCGGGGTAGGCGTCGCCCAATCGTCCGAGGAGGAAGCTTTTGCCGTCGCCGCCGTGTCCGTAGAACACGTAGAAGAGATGCTTGTACGGTTCGAGGAAGGGGGTGGCGAACATGCGGAGGAGGTTTTCGCGGCTCGCGTCGTCGGCGGTGAGTTGGGCGATGAACTTGTTGGCCTGTTCGACGAGTTCGGCGGTTTTCTTGCCGTCGTTCAGCCATGGGCTGTTGTCCACGTACAGGTATGCGCCGTTTTCGTCGGCCTCTTCGACCGTGACGGTGTGTTTGCCTTGCGGGTGGAAGGCGGTGTTGCCGAACAGCATTCCGCGTGTGAGGCGGGGGAGTTTGAGGGTTTCGGCGCGGAACATGGGTTCGAGGTTGCGGACGGCGTGGTTTCCGGTGGGGAAGCCGAATTCTTCGGCTAGGCTGCTGATTGGATGCCACGTGTTGGGCATGTCTCCGCCGAGCCAGTTGGTGTCGCGGGTGTACATGGTGTCGCCGTCTTCGCTGAGGCGCAGGTCGCCGTTTCTGAGCGACCAGAAGGCGTCGTAGTAGGCGTCGTCCCAGCGTGGCTTGCCGGTGCCGTCCATGACGGGCATGGCTATGGTTTGGAGTCGCGCGTCGGTGAACGTGTACTCGCTGGTCTGTGCGGCCATGGTGAGGCCGTTGACTTCGCGGGCTAGGCCGTTGGGGATGTTCCTGTATGGCCTGATGTCGAGTGTGGGTGGGTCTTGCGGTTTGTGGAAGGTGTGGCTCATGGTCTTCTCCTGTGGTATAGTTGATTTCAACAGGTTCAATCCTAGCACACTCGCTACGAGCCTTCTCCTACGGCGTGTCGGAAATCGTTGGTTTCCACAGGAAATGTAGGATGTAGGAAATGTAAGTGGGTGTTCTGGGATTTTTTTTTTTTGCATTTTTCGACTCGACCCGACATCCGCATCCCGACGGCGGTACGCGCGCGCGCGCGTATATATATATAAATAGTCCCGAAAAAAAATCCTAATACCCCTATTACCTACACCTACATCCTACATTCATTGGGGTTTGGGAGGGTCATTCTCGTGCGCGCGCGTGATACACCCTGACACGCCAAAAGTCAAAATTTGGGCCACTGATTTTGTGTCAAACTCGCCAAAACCATCACAATTCCTTCACAGAATTTATTGCCCCTAACTTGAGTTTTCCACAGGCTAAGCGTTGGAAATCCGCCAAAACCAAGACACCAGCACGCCATTCGGCCACGAGACGCGGATTCCACCGAACCAGCCACGCACCAACATGGTCGCAGTGGTGGCGTGACGCCGCGAAACCGTTGGAACGACGCCGTAACAACGGCATCCAGACCGGCCGTGGGCATGAGGTGAACCGCTGTCATCACATGGCCGCCTACAACCGATGGGCAGCGTCGCACGGGCCTTCGCCAGACCACACGCTTCCACCATGGCCGTAGCTCGACTTCCGCACGAATCGAATAAAGGCGTCTCTGAGGGCTTTCCGGCGCTGGAAGGTAAAAGTACTAGGGTTCGGCGTGAAAGTCCGTCCAAGGCCCCAAAGAATGGCTCTCAGATGGTGTCCTGTCCCGTTCGCCCTCGTCGGCGCAAATAGCAAGGCGTGCGGTGAGGCCCCGCGCGTGTCTTCTCCGGGTACCCCCCCGGGGTATTGGGGCGTGCTCCCCCATGTGTTAACCGCGTTGACTTGTTAACGTGGTTCATGTCTTAACCTCGTTCATGTGTTAACCGTGTTCATTGGTTAACGTGGTTCATTTATTGACGCGGTTTATATGTTAACCGTGTTGACTTGTTAACGTGGTTCATTTATTGACTTGGTTCATGTGGTTTGTTGGTATTGAGAACCGTTCTCACGACACGCCAACTTGACTCTTGATGCCAAGCGCTGTATACTAAAACTATCAACCAAGGAGGTACGAAATGAACAAGGAACTAAGCGGCAAAGGCTACATCCAAGGTGGCGAGGGCATCTTCATCACCTCGACGGGAGAACGCTACCATTACCATGATGGCGAACTCACGCAGACGTCGGCCAGACCTTGGCCTATCGCGGACTGAACACGACACGCCGACTTGACGGCCAACGCCAAGTACGGTATGATAAAAGCATCAACCAAAGGAGTGATTAAAATGAAGTATCTTGGAATGTTCGAATTGCAGCCGCTGTACGACTCGCACCAATCGTTCTACGGCAAGGCGTTCGTTGAACGCTACAGCACGCAACTCGTACTCAAGTCGTACGGCACAGAGGTTGCCGCCGTCGAGCGGGTCAGCGAACCGGACGCGGACACCGAAGTCTATGAAGTCCGTATTGCCGTGCGGTATCTGAGCGCCACGACGTTGCGGCACGTCAAGGAGTTCTTGGCCCAGACCGACGATACGTTCCGCGGCATCACGCTGCCGTGGCTGCGCAAGGCCATCAAGGACGGCAACCCGATTGAAGGCGCTGAGACGGCATGGCGCAAGGTGTACACGCTCAAGGAGCTGTGACGCGGCACGGTGACGGCTGCTCTCATCGAACAGTACTCTTCGTGCATGGCCGATAACGTGCTCGACGCGCCCCGTCGCACGCTCGCCGAACGGCTCGACGCGGCACGTCGTGTCAAGGCCGCCATGAAGATGCAAGAGGAATGTGAGCGTAAGGAACGCGCGGACGAAATCCGCCGTCGTGTCGTGTTCAACGTGAAGGCGTCCCGCAAGGCGCGTCGTGGTCATGGCGACACGCTCCCCGCTGCCACCGAATACCGCAGGCATGAGGAGCGCCGTGAGCGTGGCCGCAAGCGCGTCGAGGAACGCCTGCTGGCCCCCGAACTCTGCTACGCGCTCCCGTCCCGTAATCTGCGGCCGCTGCACCGCTACGTGCAGATGGCTACGGCTATGGTTGAGGCGGGCGACAAGTCCCCGATTCTTGACTTCTTCCACTTGTACCACGCGCACAGTGGCGACAACATTTGGAACGGGTTCGAGTACGTCGGCCGACATGGCGACACCGCCCAGCGCGTGGCCGCGAACATTGTTCGCAGCCGTATCGCACGCGCGTCCCACGGCAAAGCCGGTGGCCGAACCGCTGGAACGCACCGCGTTGCGCATGCTCAAGCGTGCGGGACGCCCCGAACTGTCCGAACGTTACGTGCGTATCCGCAAGCATATCGCAGCCACGCGGGGCAACGCCTGACAACCAATCTTCGGGGGCGGGAACGTCCCGCCCCCGCCATTAAGGAAGAATAATAAAATGTGTGTGATTGTGACAGCAGTACCCGGCTCCATGCCTGAGCCTGAGGACATCCTAGCCATGAGTGAGGCCAACCCGGACGGGGGCGGTGTCAGTTGGTGGGATGGCGAGCGCCTGAGGGTCTTCAAGAACGTTGACCCGCTGAAAGTGGTTGGCTTCGTCTACAGCCATTGGCAGCAGTTGCGTGACGCCCCGTGCCTGATTCACTTCCGTCTCGCCACGCATGGCGCGGTAGAGCCGCGCAACTGCCACCCATTCCACACGGATAGGGGCTATGTGGCGCACAACGGTATCGCGTGGAAGTACGAAGTCGGCCCGTACGCGTCCGACTCCCGCAACATGGTTGACGCGTGGATTGAGAGCGGATACAACAATTCAGTGTTCGACGGGCAAGGGTATGTCGCGCTTATAACCCCCCACGGCTGTCTCAAGTGGCTTGAGGGCGAGCCGATTGAACTCTCCCGTGGCGTATGGGTGTCCAACATGTATTGGAAATGAATTTTTCGGGCGTGTCGCAAGGCACGCCCTGATATAATAAACAATGAAATCAAAGAAATGAGGTAAAACAATGAAGCCTTCGGAATACTTTCCCGCCAGAGTCGAAACATTCCTAACCATGCTGCCCGACAGGGCGCTTGAAGCCGGGGTTGACGTGATAACCGCCATAATCGTATACGACTTGGCAATCCCGTTCGCGGCAAAGGACTATCAGAAAGCGCTTGAGGCATGGCTGCAAGGGCGACACGACGTGTGGCAGAGCCGCATCGACGCGTATAAGGCGAACCCGGACGGCAAGAACCTTGCCACCATAGCCCGATACGCAATCAACGAACACACCCCCCACACCCAGTGCGACTTCGATGATATTGTGGAACGCGCGTATAGGCTTGCGATAGACGAAACGCTTATCGAAAACGAACTCGAAAAAAGGAGGAACAATAATGGCGAACGATAAACGGCACGACGTGTTCAGCAGAATCGCGGAAGTGCAGCAGTCCGTGGAAGCGGTGAAGCGCACGACTGAGGGGTACGGCTACAAGTACGCCACGCTGGTTGACGTTTGGCAGCTTGTCAAGAGCAGCATGGAAGAACATGGCCTAGGCTGGACAGCCGTCTGCTCAAGCGAGATAGTCGGCGCCGACACTGACATGCCAACCGTGTACAACACGCTCACAATCGCCGTCTACGAAGCCACGCATGAGGGCGAAAACCTCATGGACATGGTTAAGCAAGGCGAAGCGGTCAGCAGCAGCTACACGTATCCAGCGGCCGCGGCCCAGCAGGTGGGCAGCTTCGAAACATACTATCGGCGTTATGGTCTAATCCATCTGCTTGGACTCACAACCGTGATGGATGATGACGGCAAGACAGCCGCCCCCCTCCCACGCCCCTCCCTCACAGAAGAATTCAACTGAAAGGAAAAAACAAAATGGCAAACAACATGCTCGAAATCGAAGCGGTGGGCGAAATCCGATTCGTTCACATCAAGGACAAGTATCAGTCCGACGCGGCGAAACAGCGCGGCATCGAACCGAACTACCAATTGCAGCTCGCTTTCCCGAAGAACGGTGACGTGCATAAGGAACTCGTCGCATCCGCCAAACAGTTGGGCGTGCGCGCCAATGGCGACAACCTGCGCTACAAGGACGGCGATTTAATCACCCTCAAGGATGGAACCCAGCCGCAACGCGGCAAGTGGCTCGTCAACCTTTCGTCCAAGTGGAAGCCCAGCATCGTTGACCAGAACGCCAACGACGTGGAACTGACCGAAGAGCCGGGCGATGGCACACTCGCCAACGTGGCGTTCGAAATCGGCAACACGAAGGAAGGCAAGCTCACATACTTCCTGACCGGCGTGCAGCTGCTGCGAGTCGAAAAGAACAACACCCCCGCCCCCCACAAGTTCGGTGTGTACACGCAGCTGACCTTCGACGATGAGGGTGCCGAAGAGCCGGAACCGGAATTCTAGTCAACCCATGAACGCGCCAATCCACTACAGTGACGATACACTGATTGACGCGCTCACCACCTGCATGAATATCAGCCAAGCCGCGAAGGCACTTGGAGTGTCCCGCGGCTGGCTGTTCCCGCACGCGAAACGGTTGGAGCGCGAAGGCAGAATCCTGCCGAAATCAATCATGCCAGCATATTTCAAACCGAAGGACAACAAATGACGAAATTCCTAGACACCCCCCCGCCAGCATTCTGGCATCCACCGTGTTCAACACGATGCTCAAACGCAACCTAGGCAGATGGACGGAATACCGTTCATACGAGAAACGCACCACCGCGAACGCCATCGCCTGCCATATCCGCAAACACCGCGTCGCATGGACGGAACCAAACGTCGACTACGCTGCCGTCACACGCCGAAAGGCGGACGGCACATACTCCGTCTGGGTCAGCGCCGTCAGAGTCAAGGAGGACGCCAATGCCGAAACTGAATAACCACAAGCCGGAACCATTGGAGTCAACCATCCAAAACCGTCTCATCAAAGTCTTGGAACAGCAAGGATGGTACGTGCAGAAAACCGAAGGACGCTCACGCAACGGATTCCCAGACGTGACCGCCGTAGACACGCTCGGCAACGTATGGTTCATCGAACTGAAACGCACGGTAGGCAAGCCAAGCCCAGACCAATGCCGCGAACTCAAAACGCTCGCCGAACATAACGCGAACGTCATGCTCCTATACGGCAAGAAAGCCGTGGACACCGTGCTGTTCTACCGGAACTGGGTTGACTTGACGAACATGTACCACGACATCCTCATCGTCGATTCGGAAGGAAAAATGAAATGGACGAAAAAAATCTGACATACCGCGTCTTCAAAGACCGCGAGGCATGGCTTAAAGCCCGCGAGAAAACGATAGGCGCGTCCAGTCTCGCGCATTTCATCGCCACCGGACAACTGCCATCACCCCCGCCCGACGTTCCCGCCGTACAGTCGGCATTGCAGTTCGGCAGCATCTGGGAACCAATGCTCGTCAAACTGTATGCGGAACACCTGCAACTCGCCATCGTCGCCAAGAACACGCCCGTCGAAAAACTGGAGAACGGACAGCTCGCATGGTATGACAACAGCTTCTACACCGACGGACGCCTGCACGTCTCATTGGACGCCGCATACCGCGACCATGGTGGCCTCCTGCACACCGTCGAAGTGAAGACGGGCAGCAAACCATCCTATGCGTTCCTCTCCACGGAACAGCGCGGCCAATATGCGGCCCAAGCTCAGATAGAGGCCCGCATGATGGACACGGATTATGCGGAAATCATCTACGCGCAACGCCCCCCGTCATGGGAGACGCTGAACGCCGACCACATCACCAAGCGAATCAAGGAAACACTCGACATCGTAATCGTCCCCGACGTGATGGACGTTGGCGCATTGGAGAAGCATGCGGCGGAATACGAGCGTGCGGAACATCCAGCCGACAATGGCGGACGGCAACTGTTGGCCGAACTGTTGGAAGCGAAAGACCGGTACGAGGCGCTGAAGGAAAAGCTCGCCACATGGCTGGACGAACACCCCGGCGAACGAGTGTCATGCGCCGGACACGTCGCAAGACTGGCGGAAACCACGCGCACCACCACCGACTACAAAGCGTATTTCACCAAGCATCCAGCCGACCTGACCCCATTCCAGAAAACATCAAAGACCACGCGTCTCAGCGTGGTGAAGGAGAAGAAAAATGCATGAGTTCATGATGAACTGCCTGTACCTGCTCGTCATCATCCTGTCCGTGCTTGGAATCACGGCGGTCATCCTTATCCTCATCGGTGTGGT